CTGCTTCACCCACGACTTCTCGTGGAATGATGCCTATGGTCGCAACCCAATGTTCCATATGGCGCCGTCATGTAGCATGGCTGGCACCAATGGCTCACATCCGTGGTGCGTAACCCATCAGGTTGCGGTGGACCAAGATGGGGTGGTGCGTGACCCAAAAGTACCAATCCCAATCCCTACTACGAAGAACAACTCGCCTTCGGGGAGTGGGGATACTAAACCCACTCGAAAGCAGATTGAGTACAAAGATGCGGGTTGGGACGACCTTGACAATAATTCCATAGACATAATTTGCAAGGCTTGCAAAAAGGTCATGGACTTTGACAGGGTGTGGACATTTGGATATTGTGAGCACTGTAACACCTGTGTGGAGTGCGACACGATTATGGATAACTGCCTGTGCTTTGTGCCAGGCAGGAGAAATACGGGATACTAGAATTCCTGATACCAAATCGGTATTAGGATGTTTGACTGGACTAGTCAAATCAAACTACAGAAAAGGGAACAAATCATGTCAGCAAATACAAGTGCGGCTCACGCCGCGGCAGTATCAGCAGTACATGCCCTAGACGACGCTCACAACGCTGAGAAGGTTGTCATCGTCAAGGCAAAGAAGGGCAACAGCCGTTTCAAGGATTCATCCGTATGGGTGAAGTTGCCAAACGGCAAGTACAAGCACGTCCAAACGGGCGTAACCACAAGCGAGAGCCGCTTGCGGGGATACACAGAGGTGTTCACCGCCTAATACTGGCGCGTTGAAGAGAGTGGGCTACTGGTCTTGTAGATTATACGGTAGCCCACCCACCTTTCGGAATGTCGGGCACGCCCGACGAGTTAGGAGATATTGTGGATGTGAACGAACCAGTGAAGTACATTGGTCCAGGTAAGAGAAAGTATTACCTTGCTAGGGCAGAACTCGCCCGTAACGCGGGTCAGAGGGAACTAGCCAAGAAGTATGAAGCGCTCGCAGGAGCCCTACCTTCGGAGGCATATAATGAGTAACGGGCGCTCGGATAACTGGCCCCTTTGGGTGTTCTTGGCTTCCGCCATTGCCCTCCTGATTGGTATGGGCATCAACGGGTCTAGGACAGATGTAGCAAGCCAACATGTTTCAACACAAAAAATTAAACATTCATGGACTCGCACAGACAGTCTTGCTTTCTCCTATGACCAATTACAAGCATGGACAAATAAACAGTTCGCATGTCTCCAAAATTTATGGGGTAAGGAATCGGGTTGGGACCCTAAAGCACTAGATACAGTGACAAGTCAGGGTCTAAAAGCAGGGGGAATCCCTCAGTTGCTTGGTCTCAGCCCGTTAACCCCACCTACGGAGCAGATACTTCGTGGACTTAATTACATTTCGTATAGATACATAACGCCCTGTAGGGCTTGGGAGCACTGGCAAAGATGGAGTTGGTACTAATGGGCCAAAGAGTAAAAAGTAGGGTTAGTAATAAAAATTATTTAGGTCAACGGATTCATTTTCCAGAAGACGTTGAACGCCTCCCCCACCCATATCTTGCAACAGAAGGACAAAATAGAGTTAGATTAAACAACGGGTTTACTCACTACATGAGAGAGGAATCACCATTAGAACTTCCCGTTTCGGGAGGGGTGGGCGGTTCGATTATTTTTGCATTAATGCTAAACGGAGATATTTATTGGCGTCCAGCGGCTCTTGGGCGATGGGCCGAAGAGGTAGCACTTCTTGGCGAATATTTGCGGACCACATCAATGGCAAATTCGGTTTCACGATTTGATTACATAACAAATGGAAGAATCATTAACCACGTGAATGGTAGGTTTTACCATGTGTACTAGAAAAGAGGCGAATAAATGGAAAGAGTAAAAAGCAAGGTTAAAAACAGAAATTATTTTGGACAGATAATGGTCACACCACAGTCTACGAGGGGAGATTATTATTATTCATCACCGCCGACAATGCTTCATGATGTGAGTCATCTTCACGCCTCGGTGGACACTATACCACGTTTTGCCGCATTACCAAATGCTAGAGATGAATATATTTACTACGCGATAACCAATATGGGTAGACTTTATTGGCGCTATCAAGGCGTCAACTACCAACCAAACTCAGCCGACAATGATGTGATAGCCTACGTCACTTCAACGGGCGAGATAATCCTTAGGAGTGGCAGAACAGGAACCCCTGAATTAATTAGATTGAGCGAGTATCGGACAATCGTACACGTAATGGGTGAAGAAAGGGAAATTCAATGACACTGGTGAAACATAGTGTAAAAAATAAAAACTACATTGGCCAAAGCGCAATGCATGAAACCGATTTAGCACACTTTTCGTGGTTGCCAAATGCAGCCGCGGTTTATATGCAAATCAACGGCGTCGTCTACTTTGAACTCATTACGGGTTTTGAGATAGAAACACACGCAAGACATTTGAGAGATTATATGAGAGGTCTTGGTGTTTATCCCAGATATGGTCGTGGTTACATAAGACAAACTGCCAATTTGGGGCGTGGAAGATATTACGGTGCCGTTAGGGCCGTGCAAATAAACACCCGCAGACGCGGGCAGATTGAAGTTACAGAGTATCTAAATACCGTAGGATGGCGCTAATGGGCGAGCCAGTTAGGCATGTGATTGATAATAAAAATTACATGGACCAAAGAATAGTTAGGTCAGCAACAAGCAGAGAAGATTTGATATTCTGTGAATGTTGTGATGACCCTTGGGCAGATTGCGGTTGTTCACACGAAGCGGACGAGTACTGCGTATGACTAAAAAAGTTAAAGATGTAATACCTAATAAGAACTACACAAGCAGAACATGGGGAAGAAGGAGAAGATAATGGAAGAGTTCATAGTCACAGAAGTAAACCTCTACAAAGTAAGAGGCAAAGACAAAGATGATGCCCTAGCCAACTTCTATGCCGACGAAGACATAGATAGACATTTAATAGATGTTGAGGTGAAGATTGAACCAGCCTGAGAGGCGCAAGAAACTTGCCGATAAGTTGTACTATCATGGATTCAACAAAGATGATTCTGATAGGCTTGCTGGCAGGATAATAAGAAATCTGGACAATTACATCAACATCCAAGAAGCACTAGTGAATAGGAGAAAACAGATTGGAGACCGCCTGCAAGGCCAATCCTGACCAATGGTTCCCAGTATTGCCTAGAGGTGGAGACCCCAAGAAACGCAACATCAAGGTCACTCAAAAGACAAAGGAGGCTATAGAGTTGTGCAATGCTTGCCCAGTTAAAGATAGATGTCTCGAACTGGGTATGGAGCGCGACAACCTAGAATGGGGAATATGGGGCGGTAAGACCGCAGGAGAGCGCATGGCAATGGCTGGCATGCAACCATCAATAGAGGATTGTAGGTTGATGGGGTTACTCGGCATTACCGTGGTAGTTTCAACACAAAAAAAATACACTGACAATGCTCACCGCGAGCGCAACGAGAAAGGGTTGTTTGTAAAACAATGAAAAAAATTATTGCACCGCTAGTGCGGTGGTTGAAATGAAAAAATTTGTTGGTTTCTTAATTGGTTTGTTGTATACCGCAGGGCTTGTGTTCTTCGCAGGTCTTTCGTTCCATCAACACCTATCAATCCCACAATGTCTTTGGATTTCGTTCTTTTACACGGCAGTTTTATCTGAAATTAAGGGGTTGCTATGACCGACCTAGAGATTGTTCAAGAGGCGCAGAAGCGGGTTGAAGCGGGGATAAAAGATTATGAAGAAATAAATAGATTTACAGATGGCCTTGTTTTTGGGTTACCAAATCACAACTCATGGCTCGCCCACAAAGCGTTCTTTGAGAGGCATAAGCGACTTGAAACAAATGTGGGTGATTTGTGTGAGATTTGCGAGTATTCAGAATACAGAGCGTCTTATCCTTGCCCTGAATCAGTAGCACAAGCCAAAGCGATTATGGGGGTAACGGAATGAGTACTAAGACCTACATGACTACTGAGCAATTCATAGAAGGGAGAGAAGGATGTTAGAGACAGCCGTAACTCTGGCGATAATCGGTATGAATTTGTTTGGAATATGTGTAGGGGTTCAAATTGGCGGATATTTATGGAATAGAGATTCCAAATGAAACACACAACCGAGGAATACTTGGCGTGGATTGACTACGAACTTAACTGGCTTGGCGAGGGTGAAATAGTTGTTGGTCGCAACTTTCGCGCCTCTCTCCTAGCCAACCGAGATGTGTTGGTTAGGCATGAGCCGAAACGAGATGCGGCTTGCGACAAAGAATGCGACCCTAACGACCCAACTTGTATTCGCAGATGTAAGGAATGTCCTAAAACTCAAGTTACCGATGAAGATGGGTTTATTGCAGTCTTGGTTTATTGCCCTACCTATCTAGACATAGCCCAACGATTAGACGAGGTGATGTAGGTGAGAGAACACTATCAACTGTGGCGTATCCGTATGCGCCGTAGATTTTGCAGGGGTAAAAGTCCTTGCTTTGCCAAAGGTCAATTTGGTTGCGTATGTCGGCATCACCCTTTAAGTCAATGGTACAAACAAAGTGAGGTGGAGAAGTGAGTTACCTAAAAGATTTACCCTGCGCGGGTTGTGGAACTGAAAGCACTTACTACTTCCCCGATAAACCAACGGCGCATTATTGCTATTGTGAGTTTCGGTTTGAGATTGGCGAGCAGATAGCGCGGGAGATTGGAGAATTACCTGAATACACAGAAACCGAAGCGTATAAAAGAGCGGCCTTCTACTTAGACCGTGATGATGTTATGAACGCTATCGCTAGGGGTGAGAATCGTGCAGGCTAAAGATATTTCTACTGAGGATTTCCTTACGGCGATTGGAAAAGCCCTTGCGCTTACCCCCAACATATCCAATTGGACGAATTGTTTTCAGGTTGCAGAAATCCTCGAAGTACCTAAGAAGGTTGCTCTTGCAAAATTTAGGACGCTAAGAAAGCAAGGATTAGTTGATGGATGTGACTGCGGATGTCGTGGAGATTGGATGATAATCGCTAGGGGGCAAGATGAATTTCCATTGGTTTTAGATGGAAGAAATGATGGAAGCGTTATCCATGCAGAAGATTTGCGAAAAACTGCTCGTGAGTGGAGGCGTGAAAAATGAACTACTGTCCATGCTGGAGATGCAATATGGAGCCAGACGAAGTGGAGATGTATGAAGAAGACCCAGACCGACTACACGATGAAATGAAGGAGAACCTGCCATGAGCAAGATTATATTGGTACTTGATGTAGTGGAAGGTGTAGACCAAGAAGATGTAAAACTTTATATGAATGAAAAGTATCTTTTCGGATTAGAAGACAACAAAAAATTCATAAATGGTTGGACATATCACCTTGAAGAAGACATCCACCAAGTAAGGGGCATTGCCCTTGTTGAACTGTAAGGAGAAATCAATTGTGTGATTGTAGTTGCCGAAATTGTGCAGATTTAATAGACGTACCAAGAATGAGAGACGCCGTTGTTAAGTGGAAAGATTCTGGCGAGATGGATATGCGCACCTTTGCGCTTATACCAGACGGTTGGGGAAACGACACCAAAAATCATCCATTTGATGATTTTGATGATGAAGTTTTCTATTGGCTCACGCCAGAAGAGTGGCTTGAGTTTGGAATCGGTTTTCAGAACGAAGATTGGAAGGTGATAGATACTGTCCAGTTATGACTATATTTGTGCAACCTGCGGGGGCACACAAGAGGTTATCAGGTCTATGTCTGATGAAGCCATAGCACCAATATGTTGCGGTAGTGGGATGAACCGCATCTACTCGGCTCCGCCTGCGGTATTCCGTGGGCAGGGCTTCTACTCAACAGATAACAGAAAGAGGTAAATGACAAAACTCAATAGAGAATATATCGAAGAGTTGTTAGAAAATGCACCTGGTCTCAAGAAGCAACTGATGGCTGATGGCATGTCTGACGACGATTACGAGGACATGATTGATTTCTTAACTTCATTGAAGGAGATAGTTAAGGAATAAATCTAATGTCGGGCGTGCCCGACGTTCAGACCAACTCTTCATACGAGGGCTCTTCATCAGGAGTTATGTCCGTTTCTTCTGATGGAGAGTCTTCATCTATCTGAGGGCGGTATCCGCCAAGAGCGTTGATAATCCTTTTAACAGCGCGACGAACTCTTTGGCGGGCCGCTTCCTCAGTATTCAACTCAAGTAACTTAGAGATATCGGAGTATTCATAACCCAATGCGAAACGCATTTGTAACACTTGTTGGTCAGGTGCAGAAAGTCCAACACAAATTTTGGAAATCTCCGCAAGCATCACTTGCAGATTATTGCCCTCGCTCACAAGTGTCGTGGTTTTCGACTTGCCGAGAATGTTCAAAGGCAAAGCATCAGTATGGCCCAATAAGACGCTTGGTAGTAATGTCTCTACCATTTCTGGTGTATAGAAGAATAAGTCGTCATACTCATATCCAAGAGATTTTGATTTCCAATATTGACAGTAATCTAAGGCTCTATTGCGAAGTGAGCGATAAAGAAGATTCTTTGTATCTTTCTCCGCTAAGTTTTCCCACTCCGCAAATTTACGAGGATGCTGTAAAAACCACGCAAGCAGTTCTTGGCGAATGTCCTCTATATCACACACATCAAATTTTTTGTGATATTCACTAGCAACATTGTCAACAATGTAAGACCATGGCGCTATACGCTCCCATGTAACTTTAATTTGATTTACCCCCAACGGTATCCGTCAACAATGAATGAGCCGTCTCGTTGGACAGGAATGGCCACAGGAGTAACTGTTTTGCCGTCAACATAGAGAAGGCCAAAACCTTTTTGCCAATTGAAGAGTCCACCTTTAATATATTTAGCCTTAGACCAGTCCATAAGATTGCCAGTCTCAAAGCCGTAGATGGTACGAGTATCATCAGCGCCGTAAGATTGACTATAAGGGACAACAGCCTGACGATGAGTGTGCCCACAAACGACAGACTTGTTAGTACGCTTAGCAAGATTAAGAGCAGTAATACCAGCAGTAGAGTTTTGGTTACCTTCATCGCCGTGCATAAGGAGCCAATCAGGCGCGATTTCGTAAGGGTCTTCATGGTATGTAATTCCTAACTCCTTCATGCGAAGGAAATTTGGTAGTGTTAATTCGGGTAGCCCAAGCAAGCCTGGAGCCTTTAGGCTAACATAGTTGAACAAGCGGTCAGTGTGGTTAGAGCGAGCCATGCGAGTGACTTGAAGTTGCTCAAGGATGCGACATGTCTCGTCACGATTCTTGCCAATGGAACCCTCAAACTCCATGATGGTACCGCGTGACCACTTGCTGATGGTCTGGAAGTCCATCTCGTCACCAACGGTAGCAACCTCGGTGGGCTTGAACTCTTTGATGAATGATGCTATGTTGTTCACTGCGCGCTTGTCGTGGTAGGGAACCTGGAGGTCGCTAATAGCGACGATTACCTTCACTTAGAAGCCTTCTTATGTTTGGTTCCAGTACGCACTTTATTCTCCTTGGCTACGTTTGCCCCATGAGATAGCGGGTCAAGATTACTCATTGTGTCATTCTTCGGACCGCCTTTGCGACCCTTGTTGTTCTTGTGGTCAACATCTACGTTCTTGGGAAGTGTATTTCCACTCTTTTCTTCATAGATATGACGAGCGGCGTTCTGTGTTTCCGTGACAGTTCGCTTACCAACCTTCTTGGCAATGACCTCAACTGGACGTCCGCCGTTTTGCTCGGAGCCTTTGTATGGTCCGTAAACTTTCTTGCCGTTTTCAATCTTTACTTTTGGGTGTGAACCAGTCATGCTTTCATCTCCTTATTTAGCCACTTGACTATTTCTGGGTTGTCTTTAAGCATGTCTATGAAGTGAAAACCAAGCAGGTCTGCGACCTCTTCTTCTCGGAAATGCTTGTTGTTTCTTAACGGACTTTCGTTGATAAGGGCATGGACAATCTCGTGCATGAGCACTCGAAATGTTTTACCCGCTGGTAGGTTTGGCACAATCTGTATTAAATTTTTATCTGGCGTGCACAAACCATTGTTTTCGGTTGATTGGTAGTCATACTTAACTTCGTATGAACTACCATAAATTTTTACTGATATGGGTTGGGTCACTTAGCCCACTCCCTAATGCCGAACTCAACTGCTTCCTCAAGTTCTTTAAGGTCGTTATCGTTCTCAATGTAGAAGTCAAACTTGGCGCCGCTGAGAGCGTGCTCGGACTCATGTTCGTTGACAGCGTTTATGCCCATACGAGAGATACGACCAACCTTGCCACCAGCAGAGCGGATTGCTTCTAATTCGTTTGGGAAGCGAACGTCTGTGATGACGTAGTTTGTACCATCTTTAAGGACTTGAGCCATTACTTGGTCAACCCAGAAGTATTCGCCAAAGACCTCGCGGGCGGCTACGCCCAGGATTTGGAGAGCCTCGCGTATGTCTGGGTCTTGCTTAACAGCATCCCAGCCAAAGGTATCCACCTCCGTCTTTAACAGACCACCTTTGTCGGTGGCAAGCAGGAACTCTTTAATCTTGTCAGCAAATGCAAGGCGTTTCCAGCCATGCTTCTCAACAAGAATGTTGGCGATTGTGTCTTTGCCAGATTGGGCATAGCCCGACAATCCAATAATCATGCCAGACTCCTTGTCGTTGCTGTTGCAGTTAGTACTGCACCCACTTCTTGGAAGTGCTTGCCC